AGTTGGTCAGGTGGTTCGAAGAGTCGGAGATGGCGCGGCAGGACGAGATCACCCTGGCGCAGCGCGATCGTGACTATGTGGACGGCGCCCAGTGGACCAAGGAGGAACTGGCCGAACTGAAGAAGCGCGGCCAGCCGGCGATCGTCATCAACAAATGCATCGAGAAAATCCAGCTACTGTGCGGCATCGAGCGCAAGGCGCGCACCGATCCCAAGGCGTATGCGAGAACGCCACAAGAGGAAGACCTCGCCGACGCCGCCACGCAGGCGCTGCGGTTCATCGCCGACGACAACAACTTCAGCATGATCCGCAGCCAGGTCTACGAGAACATGCTTGTGGAGGGAGCCGGCGCGGCTGAGATCGGACTGGAGGACGACGGCAACGGTGGCGCCAACGTCACCATCACGCACGTTCCGTGGGATCGTGTCTGGTATGACCCGCACAGCCGGTCGTTCGACTTCTCCGATGCCAGATACAAGGGGATCGTGATCTGGGTCGATCGTGATCAACTGGAGGAGATGTATCCCGACGCCGAGGAGGTCATCGAGGACAGCTTCAGCACCGTCGATTTCCACTACAACGACCGGCCGGAGACCGCGTTCTGGACCGACAACAACCGCCGCCGTGTGCGCCTTGTTCAATGCCATTGGCAGGAGCGTGGCGTCTGGTATCAGGCGACGTACACCAAGCACGGCATGCTGGCCGTACCGCAGAAGAGCAAGATGAAGGACCGGCGCGGACGCAGTGCCTGCGGCCTACTCATGCAGTCGGCCTACATCAACCGCGAGAACGGCCGATACGGCATGATCCGTATGCTGATCTCGCTGCAGGACGAGATTAACAAGCGCCGCAGCAAGGCGCTGCATCTGCTGAGCGTGCGCCAGGTGATCGCCGAGCAGGGCGCGGTGCAGGACGTGGACAAGGCGCGGCGCGAGGTCGCCAAGCCGGACGGCTACGTCGAGATCATGCCGGGGTTGAAGTTCGAGATAGAGAGCGGCGCGGAACTGGCGACCGGGCAGTTCCAGTTGCTGCAGCATGCGACCGCCGAGATGCAGCTTGCCGGGCCGAACGCGGCGATGGGCGGCACCGATCCGCGCGAGCTGTCCGGTCGCGCGATCCTGGCACAGCAGGCCGGCGGGCAGGCCGCCAACGAGCCGCTGGCCGATGCGCTGCGCATGTGGAGCCGGCGTGTCTATGAAATGGCGTGGATGGCCGCGCGCGAGTTCTGGTCCGGCGGCAAATGGGTGCGCGTCACGGACGAACTGAACGACGTGCGGTATGTCGGCATCAACCAGCCAGTGCGGGTGATCGACATGCTGGCAGAGATGCCAGAGCAACAGCGCGCCATGACGGCGCAGCGCATGCAGCTCGTGCCCGGCGATCCTCGGCTCTATCAGGTCATCAAGGTCGAGAACGACATCACGTCATTGGATGTCGATATCTCGATTGCCGAGGGTATAGACGTTCCGTCAATACAAAATGAGCAGTTCCAGGTTTTGGTCCAGTTGGCCGGCATGCAGCCGGGACTGATACCGCCAGAGGTGCTGATCGCCGCGAGCGGGCTGCGTGACAAGGAGATGCTGCTGGAACGGCTCAAGGAGCACCAGAAGGCTAACGCGGAGAAGCAGCAGAAAGTTGAGCAGATCGCCACCGCCGACAAGGCTGCCGACATCCAGGGCAAGCAGGCCAAGGCAGCGGCCGACATGGCACTCGCGCAGGAACGCAAGATCAACAGCGTGCGCGGTGTTCACGGCATGCACGCCGAATACAGCGCGCCGCCCTATGGCCAGCCATACACGGCGGACAACGCCGCACAGCCACAGTCACCGCCCATAGACCCCACACAGCCATCACCCGAGATGGCATACGCGCAGCAGATGGCCGACCTCGCCAAGACGCACGCGGACATCCGCAACAAGCAGGCGTCCACGGCACTGACTGCAGCTAAGATCCCGCAGACCGCGCACCAGACGCTCAACACGATGATCCAGGCCGATCGCCTGGCGCGCACGCCAATACCGCGACCAGGGCAACCGACAGCACGGTAAGCGACGCGGCAACCGAGAGTGGAGGTTCCCGGCTTTCGGTAACCAGCCTAGCCGCGCCATCGCGACACTAATCCAATCCGAGGACATCATGGCTACAGAACTCGACGCATTCCTCGCATCCGAGGCAGGCGACAACACGCCCCCACCACCACCTACGCCGCCCACAGAGGCAGCGCCAGCGGCTCCAGAGCCAAAGCCGGAACCCAAGGCCGAGCCAGCGGCCAAGGCCGCCCCAGAGCCGGCTGAGGACGATGGCGACCCGCCTACCGCACTGGAGGGCGAACCTGTCATCCCGCGCCGCGCCTACGAGGACGAGCGCCGCAAGCGCCAGGACTGGAAGGAGAAGGCCGCACGCGCCGAGGGCGAGCGCGATGCACTGCGCCGGCAACTGGAGGAGGCGCAGCGTCCGCAGCAGCCACCGCCGCAGCCGGTCTATCGCGCACCGCCACCGGACCCGAACACCGATCCGCAGGGCTATCAGCAATACGCCCAGCAGGTCGAGATGGAGCGTCAGATCAACCAGAACCTAAACTATTCGGAGTGGATGCTGCGCGACAAACTCGGCGACGAGACGGTGAGTGCCCTGCAGGCTGAGTTCAAGCGCATGGCCGAGGCCGACCAGACGCTGTTTCAGAAAATGTACAGCCAGCCGCATCCCTATCGCTGGATGCAGCAGCAGGTCGAGCGCCACCGCGCGATGGCCGAGATCGGCGACGATCCTGCGCAGTTCCGCGCGAAGGTCGAGGCAGAGGCGCGGGCGAAGTGGGAGGCAGAGGCGCGGTCGCAACCCGCACCTGTATCACCCGCTGCCGGTATGCAGCCCAGCCTCGCCACAGCACGTAGCGTCGCAGGACGCACGACCCCCGGATGGACCGGCGAGCCGAGCCTCGATGATGTGGTGAGCAGCATTCAGAACCGCAAGCGCAGCAACGGCACAGTCGGGCCGCGCTTCTAGCGGGTCTTGCCGCGCAGTTGCAGAGCCCTTGCTTCTCTGGCGGCGGTCGCCTCTGCGATAGTTGCGAATGTTCCTAGGTAATAGACTTTCCCCAGGTGCTGGATTTGAGCCTGCCATCGGCTGAATCCGGCGGGATAGACGCCTAAGGCGCCGCTGGTGCCGTTGTCTGCTCTAGCCCTGGTTTTGATGTTGTTCTGTGCGTGGGTGACTTCGCGTAGGTTCGCGATGCGGTTGTCGAGCTTCTTCTCGTTGATGTGGTCGATCTCACCGATTGGCCACCGACCATGGACATAGAGCCATGCCAGTCGATGGGCGAGGCGAATGCGTCCGTCGATGCAGATGCTGACGTAGCCATTCTTGTTTCTGGTGCCTGCAATCCGACCTAGCCGTCCAGCGTTGGCTGATGGGCGAATGTTCGGACGATCGCGCCAGAAGAAGAAGCCAGATGCCGGACTGTAGTCCAGCACAGCGCGCAGTTGGTCCGGAGTAAGTGGATCGTCTAGACGAGGGGCAGCCATGATCTGCGGTCCTTCGCAGTAAGTGGTCAGAGACCCAGAGACCGCCTGCAAGCGGCCTGGGTCTCGTCCTCATACCACAGTTTCACGCGGCTTGAAGGCTGATTCCAGCCTCGCTGCGTCACGTCATCACTGCCGCCGGGTGGGCCGCAAAGGTCAAGACGGGCGTGTTGAAGCTGCCGCCGGGCTAGTCGGGCGCGTTACAACCTGCAAACCCTAGTATAGTCAGGAGCTATACTAAGATGGCTGACATGAATGTTACGGCCGCCCGGCCGGGACTTACGCCTATACAATGGTCGTCCGATTTCTGGGTAGAATATCTCAGAGAAAACCAGTTCAGTCCATATTTTGGGACAAGTATGGATGCCATGATACAATTGCAGACCGACTTGACAAGGAAGCCGGGAGATAGTGTAGTCTTCCCGACCGTCCGGAATCTCGTCGGGGCTGGCGTCACCGGAAACACCGTCCTTGAGGGCAATGAGGAAATCCTCAACGCCCGAAGCCTGAAGGTAGCCGTCAGCGTGATCCGTCACGCAGTAGCGGTGAGCCAGTGGGACGAGCAGAAGTCGGTGATCGATCTGCTGCAGGCCGGCAAGCAGGTGCTGAAGAACTGGGCGGCCAATAAGCTGCGCGCCGACATCATCACCTCGCTCGGTGCCATCACGGCGGACGGCGATGTGCAGCTTACCTACGCGGCGGCCTCGGCGGCACAGCGCAATACGTGGCTCACCAACAATGCCGACCGCGTGCTGTTCGGTGCCACCAAGAGTAACGCCGTCAGCAACGTGTACGCGACCGCGCTGACGACCATCGACAACACCGCCGACAAACTGACTGCGGCGCAGTTGACCTTGGCCAAGCGGATTGCGCGCACCGCTAATCCGAAGATCCGGCCAATCCGGGTCAGCGGCGACGAGGAGTGGTACGTGGTGTTCGTGCCGTCGCTGCCGTTCCGCGACCTCATGCAAGACCCGACCATCGTCAACTCGCTG